GTAAACTCTTTGTTCTCCCCAATAAAATCAATAACCTCTTGGAAAGTGGACATGTAGTTCTTTCCAGAAGACATAGATGCCAGCATGCTTGATGCAGCCGTCAATCCGTTCACAGCGCCGCTGAGCTTTTCATATGCGTTTGCAGTCTCTTCTACTTCGGTTGCGCCGTAGATATCAACGATATTTAGATCCCGCATAGCCTGCAGATTATCGATAAGAATACGATAGGCGTTCACCGTAGCTTCATCCAGTTCCCCGGAATTTATAGCTGTCTGCGCAGCATCTATCTGAGCTTGAATCAGATCATCGTATTGTTTTTCAAGTTCGTCAAGTACGCCACTCAGAGCTGCGGTCTGATCTTCAGCAGTGGTCAAATCAATAAATCCATCGACATTTAGCAGTTCTGGATATAGATCAACGAGCTCAATCAATTCCTGCTGGGTGAGAGCTACTCCGGCCTTTACCTTTGCCAGAGCTTCGATCATTTCTTTTGATTGAGATCCGATTGCACCAAGCCCGCTCATCAGGTTCGATGTATTCATGGGGTCACTTTCGGACTTAATGTTTTTTAGCGTGACATCATAGATATCCAGCATTGATGTAGTATGCGCAATTTGCTCGTCAAGATCTTGCAAAAGTGCAATATTTTCTGGCGTTGATACAAATAGCCTTGCTTGTTCCACTTGCTCCGCGACATCAGGCGAAAAGTTGAATGCTATTTCGGCGTAACTCATTCCATCATATTGTTTTACAAGCTCATTTTGTTGCTTTAGCATTTCGAGCTTTGCTTTTTGATTCTTGAGATACTCGATGTCAGACATAACGATAGCTTCAGAGCGCTGGTTCCATTTCTCAATATTGAGCATGAGCGCACCGTTTTCTTCATAAATGTAAGTGCTTAACAATTCACCGTCCGACAAAGAGTCTGCCACTTTCTTTACGGTATCTACAGACAACCCTCCGTTGCTCATTTCCTGATTCGCTGTGTTCAAGATGTCATACCCGTCGCTCAATCGCTTCAGCGCGTCTGTGAGACCTGTATAACTCTGCGATGCAACTTTAGTTGCGTCCGAACTACGTTCTACAGCATTGGTGAAGCTGCCCAAATAAGCAGCAAGGGGAGCAATAATAGCGCTACCTTCATCCAACGTTGCAAGGTACGCTTCTACAGCATCGTTATATTGTGTAACTGTAACTGTGCCATTCATCATACCCACAGCGAGTTCAAGTAGGCTTTGTACACCGTCTGTATCCAATGCATCGACGAATGCTTGTCCATATTCTGCGACCTGCTTTTCCGCTGCATCAGCCGTAGTGCCCATGACGGCAAAGCCGGTGCAGGCATCATCAATGAATGCGTTGAATTCATCCATAGCGGAAGCCGGTATCTCTGAGAACCACGGGTTAGCCACCTTACCATCCGACGTAGTTCCGTATTGCATCCAAGTGGATATATACTCGCGCCACCCCTGAGATGCCTCTTCAAGTTTCTGCGTGTATTGGCCAAACGCATTGATGTCCTGATATATTTGGTCAGCCATGTCACTGCTCAAATCAAGGTCGAATTCCTTGCTTAGATAAGTCATGAATTCATGGCGACGCTCATATAACTTCGTCATTGCGTCCAGACGGCTTGCGGTCATGATGTTATCGTTCGTCAAAGCATCGCCAATATCAAGTCCAAACCCCTCGAAGATTTTATTGCGGTTGCCAAATGCATTCAGGCTGATATTCTCGTAACCAAAACTACGCATTGTTTTTGCGAGTTGCTTGTGTGCCTCAGAAGCATCATCTACAACCTCTTGGATTGAACCTCGTGCTCCATCAAATATTTGGTCTCTCTGACCGAGATATATGTTTCTTTGCTCTTGAGCATACTCTTTCTGTTTCTCAATCGCCGTATCTATCAGACCAGTATACACCATCAACGCATCGCCTTCGGCTTGATAAGATGAGATGACGCCTGGTGATATTTCGATAATTTGATCAACGATAGAAAGGTATTCCTCGTACTCATTAGCGGTCAGCCCGACATTTTGACCGTTACTATCGACACCTTCCGATAGTTGCTCGTACCTATCACGTAGCTTCTCAAGCGAATCTATATTCCTGTCAGCAGACTTGGTAGCTTGTTCGTATTCTTCCGAAGCCACATTCGCAGCCTCAATAGCCGCCTGTCTCGCTTCTTCAGCGTCCTGTACGAAGTGCTGTACAAGTCCAACTACGATCTCTATGCCTGCCAAGATCAAACTGGCCTTTGAGAACAAAGACATGCTCTTCCATGTTGCTGATATCGTAGTGCCAAGACTCTTCATGCCAGATTTGAATTTGGTTAACACGCTCTGGCCAGCAAGCATAGATGAGATACTTTTCTTTTGTTCGTCGCTCAAGTTCTGAAAAGCGTCACTTGTTTGAATAATACTTGAAAGGACAGATTTCTGCCTATCGTTAAAATTGACTATGCCATTCGTCAGAGCGTCTACGCTCTCAGCTGCATCCTGAGCCGACATGAAAGCGTCGGCAACGTCCGTAACTTTTGTATATGCATCGAACCCTCTTAGAGCTCCCAGAATTGATACAATACCCGGTAACAGAGCGTTTGCTTTCGACAAGAACGTCACGACATTCATAAGAGCGGTCGCTACGCTCACGAAAAACTCTACAAGACCACTACTAATGACGCTACTTGACATCTCCTCAAATGTAGCTTTCATTGTAGCAATTTTACCGTTAATGCTTTCAAGGTATTTTTCATTCTCAAGTGTAGCGGAGCCCAAAGAATTCATCGCCGACTTCATGGATTTCTCAGCTGAATCAAAATTCTGAATAAGCGAAGAAATGACGTTAGCATTGCGCTTACCGCCCAGCATATTCAATACATTGCTTCGTGAAGTATCGCTCAGGCTATCCCATACTTGAGCAATCTCTTTGACAATTTGATAGGTAGATTTGAACGTATGGTCGTCGATCATTATATCAACGCCAGCAATTTCCTTCATCTTATCGCGCAATGACGCAACGGAATCTGCCATTCCATCAGTTTCCATACCGGCAGCCTCAGCCTCAGTCTTGGCTGCACGCAGATACATTGTCATAGTCTTCAGTGCAGTACCTACTTGGTCTGGATCTTGAATTACAGAGTTCATTGCGGTAATAAGTCCAATGCTCTCTTCAAGTGTGTTGCCTGCCTCGAACAACGCTGATGCAGAACGCTTTAATGCTTCGCCAATACCACTTGAGGAAATTGCAAAATTATTGCCAACTTCGTTGAACATATCAACAATCGACATAGCGTCCGTAGCTTCATAACCAAATGCTTTGATAGTCGAGATAAGTGCCTCTGTTGACGCAGAAATATCATCAATACCGTCGCCTACGTTTTTATAGATCAATGCAGCTTCTGCAAGCGCAGTAGCATCTGCCAGATCATATCCCAATCTTGAAAAGTCAGCAGTCGCATTCACTGTATCAGCGAGCGATGCACCTACATCTTTTGCCATTTGAGCAGCCGTCGTCACAAACTTCGCATAAGACGCCTCTGTTAGATCGGTAACTTTTCGCAATTCGGTCATAGCGGCGTCAAGCTGAATAACCGCATCTATCATGTCCTTGATCGAATTGTAGGCAGCCATCATGCTCTTTGTTACAAGCGACCACCCTCCAAACTTCGACCAACCTGCCTTTAGCTTTTCAAAAAAGGTCTGACCAGCAATGCCTGCCTTTTTTGTATTCTCGTCAATTTTAGCAAATTGAGTAGCTATTCTTTTAAGTTCAAGTTCGGAAACCTGCGACTCATTCTGCAAAGAATGCATCAACTGGTCTACCGCCGTCTTATTAGCTCTATACGCCTTTGAGTTATTGTTGATCCATTTCTCGATTTTTTGTCTCAACGAAATTACTCTTTGTGCGACAGTTTCTTCTTTTTTCGACGCGCTCTCCGCAGCGGCTGCTCGTTGCTGCTCAGCACGAGCCTCCCTATCAGCAGCATCAGCCTGCCTCTTCGCAGCTTGTTCTTCGGCAAGCCTTGCAGCGGTAGCTGCGCGGATCCCCAACACCTTCTCGTTCAATGCATCGATTGCCGCTCGCTGCTCTGCGCCTTCCAGTGTTTTAACTCGTTCAATTTCGACTTGAAGCGCTCGATATTGCGCAACAAGCTCTCGAACGGTTTCAGCGTCACCAATTTTCTTTGATGAAGTAACAGCCGAATCAAGATATTTCTGAATGAGGCGGATTTCACTCATAGCCGCCTTGGTCTCATCGGCTTTACGTTTGACTTTCTCCTGCGCCGCCGCCAACTTTTCAGCGGCGTTGGTTGCTTTGTTATATGTTTCCTCGATTCCATCAGCCCCAAGGAACTCTTTCAGACCAGTGATCGACAGTCCACTCAACATGGTCGTCAGCTGCTTACGCAGATTCTTGACTGCATCAGAAGCGTCGATCTGCTTGATCTTAATTGTTAGTTCTGACGCATTCAGCGCCTGCTGGAGCTGATTCGTAATACGAGTACGATCTTGGCTATTGAGTTCTACTTTGAAATGCTTGATGGTAATCGGTGACTTTGCTGTTGCCGAGCTAACTGCGCTCTGAATTTGAGAACGTAGTTGTTTGCTGCTCGCGTTCTCGTCAACAGACAATTTGATTTTTACACCGTATGCCACACACTCACCATCCTTACATAGCAAAACCCGGAGCGATTAAGTTCGCTCCGGGCTCGACATAATTTAACCCATCACCCTTTTTATTCCTCGATTGATCGCGTTCGCAACCTTACTGCTGCTTTCCGCTTCTCTTTGCGCATTTGCCACAGCTGGCCTTGCGAACCCGTTCTTCCAAATTCCCATATGGCCGGATTCAAGCAGTTGCAAAAACGATCCTGCATATCGGTTTGAAAAATGATATCCTTTCACGACAGATTGATTTGCAGTGGCCTCGCTCGTAACGATTAGTGTATTGCCACCATCAATCGTAGAAGTAATGCCGTCCTCAAGAACATGCCTGCGCTGATAAGTTGTGCCATTTACCCACGCGCCCGGTTTCGGCGTATATACACCGTAAATATCTGTCTTGATATGCTTCAGCAAAATGCCTTCGACTACCGGCGCAACATCTTGCCTTAGTACGTCCTCAATGCCAGCTTCTACTGCGTCAAGCAGCGAATCCACATCATCGAAGAATATATCCGCCATTATTCAATAGCCTTCGCCGAAGGCTTCATGATAACGATGTTGTCGTTGCCGGAATCGTGCGGTAGTACAGATTCCGTTACAGAGTCGTTCATATCTGCCTGCGGGAAGTCTTCGCCAAGCATACCCAGCTTAGACATATTTTCGATAGCCTTACCGAAATTCTCGCTATCAATATGGTCAAGAACGCTCTGACTCTCGCTCATAACTTCGTCCATCTTGTTGATCAGTTCGTTTGCCTTCTGGGCGACAGAGGACAACAGCATGTCACGTTCAAAGCGAATGCGCTCACTGATAGAGTTAACCATAGCGTTGAACTGCGTCTGGTTAATATGAGCCATCACCTTTGGGAAGAGATCGGTTTCATACAAAATGAAATATGCCTTTTGCAGCATATGCTGTACAGCACCGTCCTTGCCAGCAGGGAGCGGAATACCAACGTAATGGTTCAGCACACTCAGTCGAATTGCAAAGTCATAGGACTCCGGAATATATTCTGCCGTCTCCTTGTCGATGCACATATTGACCACATCAGCCACAAACTCAGTCATCGCGGTCATGTCGATAGTGCGCTTAACATCAACGCTCTCCACGCCGAAAATGGACTGATCGACCTTCATGGTTTCAACAGAGCCCTGCGGCATATTCTCAATGAAGTTCTTCCAAGTAATCTTCTTGTTTGCCATGATTCATTTCTCCTTAATCCTTCTTATTCTTAGCGGCCTTCTTGGCCTCCTTGCGGAGCCGACTTATATCGTCATAATCGCGCCAGCCGCCCCATTTCTTTACATAAGTAATCCAGCGATATGTAGTGTCTGGATACTGGTACATGAACATTTTTCGTTTGATTTTTGAAACAGCATCCGGGCACCCCTTGATATCAATCACTTCGGCGTTCCCATCGGCGTATTCAATATAAAAATCCGCCACATAGGTAATTGGGCGGATCGTCTGTCCATCATGAGTATATTTTGGTTGCAGCACATATTCCTTCTGAAGTTCGAAGTGTTTGATTTGGCCGCTCCTCGAACGAGGCAAAACTACGTCACGATAGTATTTCATTTCCATTTGGCTGTCGAAGATAATGCCATCAAACGTCCTGTTCGATGCATCTTTGCCGACATTGTATTTTGATCGTTGAATCCAACTTCACCCCTGTCTCATTTTGATTTGTTTGCTGAAAAGATGGGAGGGAACAGATTGTCATTGCACGCTTTCCCTCCCATTTATTATTTATTCTGTTAGCTCAGGATCTTCTTCGAGCAGTACCAGGTCAACCTCTTGCACGGAATCATGAATCATCTCTGGCATCGACTCTTGCACAGATTCCAGAATTTCTTCCTGTACCGTCTCCTGAACAGGTTCCACAACAGGCTCCTGAGCGGGCTTGGAGCGAGATCTTTCGATTCGCTCAAGCCACACCTGTCCGCATTCAACGCTGCACGCAACATCGCGCCAACGGAATACGCCAGTCAGGTTGGGTGTGCGGCAGGCAATATATTCTGTGCCACACACCTTACATTTCATTGTCTCTTTGGGCATAATTAAGCCGCGTCAGCAGCGTCGACACCAAAGATGGTGTAAGTCCACAGCTCGCCGCCCTTGCCGCAAACACCAGCCAGAGACTCAGCCTCGAACGCATGAACGGTCTGGCTGTCACCCATAGCCATATCGAAGTTGCCAGAGAAATCGGCACGGGGGATGTTGATCTGCAGGTGATAGATGGTGTTGCACTTGTTCTCGATGGTAGCATCGACAACCAGGCGCAGCTTCTCAGAGTAGTGGTCGCTGATATTGCTCAGCACAGTAGCCTCAATCTGAGCGGTGTAGAAAACAACGATCTCAGTGCCATCTGCGAAAGCACCCTCAGCGAAGGCCAGAGCCTTGGTATCGGGGTCATAAGTGAACATGCCGTCGCCAACAGCGTCAGACTGCTCCAGCATCTGCTCGGCGATGCCCTCGGCGTTGCGGATATACAGCTCAGTAATCTCAGCGCCGGCAGTACCGACAGCCTTATGCTCGGTGGTGGCAGCATTGCCGCTGATGGTCAGATAGTCCACCAGAGCAACAGGAGCATTGGTCATCTCCTCGAACTTGCTACCGGTCTGAGCCTCAAGCAGGCCAGCGGATACCAGACCATTGTTACCGCTGATAACAACAGCCTTGTTCTTCTTCAGAGAGTTCAGCTTACGGCCACCCTTACCGGTGATGTCCTGCTTCTCCTGGGTATTGGCAATAGTAGCATCCTGCAGCTCATCAAGGATGAAGCGGGGAGCACCATTCAGACCATACGCGGTAATCGTATCCAGTGAAGTGATGGTAAAATCAGCCACGTTAATCATAATTGTCATTCCTCCTAAACATTTTGTATCCAAGTTCTTTCTTCCATCTTCAGGTCTTCGAGCTTGATCGTACCGGCATAAAAACCAACCATGGTATTATCAAACTTGATTTTGTGTGCAACCTGATTCAGGCTTGCGTAGAACTGTAGAATTGAGATATCCCTTACGGTTTCGTAGTTATACGGGAATTGCTCGGTATTGACCAGTGCAACAATATAGCTCTCGATTTGAGACTCGGGGCGCTTGTTCTTGCGCCGCTTCTGCTTTTTGCGTGCTCGATCAATCATATATTTTCGAGCGTCTTCGTTGCCCGGTATCTTGGCATCTTTCGTGAGATGCAACATTTTTCTTAGCTGCCTACACATTTGATCGTGAACAATACGGTCAATTCTGATGTCGGTGTCCGGGTCAACGAGAAATATCTTCCCGTCGTTTTCGTCAATCGCGGTCTGAAAATTGGAGATATTCAAATCACCAAAAATCAGGCTTGTGTCCATTGTTTTGAGCCGGGGGAACAGTATACAAAACAGTTCATAATCGTTGATTTTAGTAAAATCAATCCCGGCATCATCAAGTTGCACCATCATATCATATGGCGTAGCAACAATCGTACTCACAGCATCGTAATACTGATCTTCATTGTCATAAATCTCGCCCACCGAAGGCACCATTATTGATATGGAGGCGCTGACAGGTAGCGACTTCGCATATAGGGTGCCAGCCATAGCTTATTTACCTGCCTTTCGGTTTGCCGGAATATCGAGTCTGCCGGTTGGTCGGTTGAAATCTCTGGCATAATAGGTAAGAACTCTTCCAAGATAGTCTGTAATAGGAGTGAACCTACGTACAGAATCCAGGCGAAGCTCACCAAGACCAAAGTATCGACTACCATTCATCAGCTCGTTCACGGATGCGGCGAGTTTGTCCAGAAGTATGCCGCCGTCTTCAGCCCTCAGCCTGCTCTTGTGCGTAAAAATCCACACATAAAGCACCGGGACGTAAAACGTCTTATTTGGCACACTCACGATATCAACGTCAAAACATATAAAGGTCTTGCCATCGTTGACCGTCTCAGGTATAAATTCAAACGGATAGATTTGAGAGTACGGCAAACCGTGATTCGGCACTGCCGCGCTTTCGTTTCCTGTCACATACTTGACTATTTTCTCGTCAGAGCAAAAACTTTTCATCATCAGATTTTTATAGTCATAAAGCTCTTCAAGCTGCATTACAGCCACACCTCCTTCTTATCGGATGGTGTAACTGCCGCTTCCTGTCGTGCTTGAGATACGATCTGGCCTACGGTATATTCGCTGTCAACGTGGTCTCCGTCGAGTTCCTTCGGCGGAGTCCAGTTTGCATAGTCTGCAATTCGCAGGGCGACATTATCTGCATCCGTGAGATTTACTTCTGTCAGGATGAATTTGAAAACGCCCTCGCCGTTGTAAATGTTAAACAGCTTATTGGGCTTGGTGATCTGGTACGCAATGACAGATTCAGAATCCGGGTCGTCTATCAGGAATCTCATTCCTCGTGATAGTTCGAGAGTGTCCTCGTCCTTACCAACCGTCATCGCTATGCGAGCGTCGCCGATCGCCATAATAGTCTCGGTAAACTCGCCGATCAGATATTTGGTTCCGTCCTCGACCACACACCATTTCTCTTTCAACTTACCATCCTTGCCGATCCACCGTAGCTTATGGTTGCATTGAAGCATGAGTCCGCGCTCATAGACCTCGTTGTCAGCATCCACTTCGGTAATCAGCCATTTGTTATTTGCAAATTCAACAATGCCTCCGTGCTTCAAACGCTCTCCGGGCATTGCGCAAATATATTTTTCGGACATGCTCTGCCGGTGTGTAATAGACACAACCTGCTTTTGTCCGTTGATCAATACCTCTCTGCATGAGGGGGAGTTACGAATCTTGCGGTCAATTAAAAACTGTGTTCTATCAACCCACATCTGACGCTGACCGCCGCTTAGCGCTATCCTTTTACTATAGGAATCCCATACGCTCATCGCGATCACCCCGCTTCGTGACAGTATTTCTTTTGAAGATTCTTGAGAATATTGATCGCCTTAAAAACATCGCTCCGAACAGTGTCTACATCAGGATCAAATTCGATCATATACTGCAAAATTGACAGCAAGCTCATGTATCGGTCATCGTAGTTCAGGGCAACGATAAGGCTTTGAAAACCGAGCATCTCGCGCAGGAGACTGCTCTGGTATTGCTTGAGTGTAGGCTCTTCGCTTTCTTTGATAGGTAGAATCTTGTAGAACCGGTTTACCAGATCCTTGATCTGCTTGGAAACCAGCTCGTTGCTTAGCTCAATTCCGTAACTTGTCATCATAGGTGCAAATCCGTCAAATCACCATAACGATACGAATATTCCCGCATCATCTTAGTGAAGTCCTTTCTACACATTTCATACGCGCTCTTGACCCGGTATAGGAGTTCAGCTGGCGAGTATGATGAGAAGTCCGACGTATTAAGCATATTTCTAAGATTCTCCCCGGCGTATACATATGGTTTCATCCATTGTACGAGCATACCCTCGGTCACAATGTCCACGATTTCGCTGATTTCATCCTCCGGAATTGTTGTTTTGAATTCGCGTACCGCGTCGTCGCAGGTCACGAGGTCGTACTTGCAGATCTTATTGAACTGCGAGCATGCGCGCTTCATATACCCGTCAACCATAGCGCTACGCTCATATGCGTCCAGTCGAATGAAATCGTATTCGGTGACTTTGTGCAGAAACGATTTCGTGAATAAGTTATAGGAGACGCCCATACAACACCTCCATTAGTGGTTGATCAGCTCTGCGGACAGGCTATCCTCCAACGCCTCAATAACGCGAATGGAGTCAATTTCCTTGGCAGCGATCAACTGCCTTGCGCGATAGGCCACAGAAGCCTTCTGACCGGCAGAAAGCAGAGCAACTCGCTTCTTGATATCTTCCGGCGATAGATCGAATAGCTCGTCAAAGCTGTCGAAACGCAAAGCGTTCTTGTAATATCGCTCCACGCCCAGATATGCAATGACCTCCGGGTCATCGATCATAAACCAGTTATTCTCAAAGAAAGCGCGGCTTGAATTCTTGGCGTTTTTCAGCTCTTGCAACTCCATGTCCTGTTCAGAGCCGAAGTCGTCCCATACAAATCTCTCGCCTGTACGCTTGCTTACATAAACCAGACGACCGTTAAAGCCGTTGCGGATGGTAACGTATGAATGTGGAGTCAATACTTCCTTTACTTGGAACTCCTGTTTTACCTCTTCAGCAACATGTTCATGCTCGGCATTTAGCTCAACCACTTTCTCTTCGGCTTCTGGCTGCACAACCTTCTGAACTGGCGGCTTCTTATTAACGGTTTTTGTCACGCTTCCATTTGCAGAAGCGGAATTTGCATTTCTCGGCATATTATCTCCTTTCATTCAAAAGAGCCGGGACGTTAATCCCGGCTCGCGACATTTTCAAAATCAGGCAACCATCTGATAGCGACCGATACCAGAATTGCCGCCAGCCATAACCAGCGCCATGCCGTACTTCTCGCCATACAGGTAATCCTGAGTCAGATCCTTGTTAGACATAGGATCGCCCGGGATGATGGTAGACTGACCCTCGTACACGACCTTAATCGGCTTGGAATCACCAGCGATGATGGTCAGGGTGTTATTGTCGAAAATGAAGTCAGTAGAGTTGATCTTGTGACGCTGCGGCATAGCAACGACAGGAGTGCCGTAGAACTTGCCGTAGTAACCCATGTTATATAGATCGCTCTTAGACTCATTGCCTTCGATGGAAGGAGCCAGCTTGCGCAGGCCAACCTTTGTACCAACGATAGTGGCAGGCTTGCCGCCAGAGGCAGCCTCTACATGAGCAACCAGCTCCAGCAGGGTATCCTCATCATATGCGCCAGCGGCGGGGAAGTAAGTCACACCGCCCAGATCCTCGGCGGTAGCGGAAGTCCACAGGGTGTAGATATCGTTCAGCAGCTTCTGACGGAAAGACTCGCCAACCTTATTGATAAAGGTATTGAAGTCAACCTGACCAGACAGCACGCGGTTCAGCTCCTCGTAGATCTTCACAACCTTGAAAGAGGTTGGGATAGAGAACTCGCTGGAGCCGCCCAGACGCTGACGACGAATGCCCTGAGTACCATCAGCGGCATCGGAAACAGTGAACAGATCGATGTCTTCCAGAATAAACAGGTTCTGGTCGCCCAGCGCGATATTGCGGAACTCAACCAGGCTGTTGAAATACTCGTCGCCCTGCAGACCCTCAACAACGGTACGTGCCAGAATCTCCTCAACGATAGCGAACAGACCGACGCACTTGCCGTCGCGAATGTTCTTGTAGTTCAGCTTGGTGCTGCCACCATTGGCCTCAACCAGCGCCTTCTGCAGCAACTCCATGGAATCACTCATGGAATACTTAGTCACGTTGCCATGATACGCATCAACGGCAACCTGTACAATATCATTCATTTCAGCCATAATATGTATCCTCCTTAATTATTTGTGCAGTTGCTTACGCCAGCTGAATCACATAGTAGGTGTAGCGGCCAGCCTTCTCAACGTCAAGAATCTCACCAATCTTGGTGGAGCCTTCGGTTGCAGAGGCTACCACATTCGGCTTCACGCCAGCCATCAGCTCAACGACGTAACCCTTTGCAGGAGTAACGCCCTCGGCGATATTCAGAGCCTCAGCAGTTACGGAATAGATGTTGCGAGAACGCGGCACATAGCCACGAGCGGCCTGGTCAGCCTCGTTACGGAACTGATCCAGATTGCGCTTGCGCTCGTCATACATCACTTCGGGAGTTGCAACGATAGCAATCTGATCGATAGGGGTATCAGCGGCAGGAGCAACAGCCTTGCGAATCTCGCGCTCACCATCCATCAGACCTTCCAGCTTAACCACGCAACCATTCTCAATGGGCGCAGGCTGGTCGTTTTCGAAATACTTCAGGGATACCAGATCAGCAGCAACGTCAGTGCCACTCATCAGATCGGTGCGAATAACACCGTACTTTTCATTAGCCATAAATCTTACCTCCAATTTGTTATTAGCGGGTGCCTACGTTATACTTTACAAAGATGCCGCCATAGGGCTCGTCCATCTTGCCTGCACCCTGACGTTCAATAGGAATACGGGGTGGCTTTGCCTGAGAATCCAAAGAGAAGTGGGCAGCAGGGGTGCTGCGACCACGAATAGCAAAACACTTTTCTTCAATCTGGTCGATTGTCATCTCGGAACAATCGCTGCGCAGTTGCTCGAAAAGCTCATTACCACTTAGATCTGCAAAGCGGCCAAATACTTCAGCCTCATCAGCAGTTCGCTTCTCAAACTTGGAGCGGAATTCGCTGATAATTTCACGTACAGAGAACGTGCTTTCGCCTTCATCAAAGTCAGCATACACGGTCTTCTTGCGCTTCTTGGAAGCAAAGTCGATTACGACGTTATCGCCGTTTCGAGCATACATGAAGCCGTAAATCTTATCATCAGAGATGTCGTAGGCATATACTTCGTTCGCCTCATAGTCGTGATCCATATACCAATACCTGCGGGTCTCGCCCCAGATAGGATCGGTATAGACCTCTGCGCTCAGCGCATCATGAAGCTCGCGGAAGAACTGTTCTGCACTCAAAGAAAACTCCTGATTGTCCTGAATGTCCGGGACGCCATCTGCGCCCTGATCTTCGTTGTCGGACTGATCGTCGCCGTTGTCATGGTTCTCGTCGCCATGATCCTGCTCATCAGCCTCGGATGCTTCGGCAGCACCATTATCAGAAGAGTCTCCCTCTTCGGATTCCTCTGAGAAATTCGCATCAGGATTGCTCTGCTTCTGCTCTTGAATTTGCGCGAAACGCGATTCGATTTCAGCTTGATCCATATCGGCAAAATCGAAATCGATATCTTCGGCAGTCAGACCATACTTCTGCATCAATTCGTTCACATCCAATTCGTCGGTTCCTCCTTTCGAGAGATTCTGGTTTATGTCATCTGCCGAAGCAGTCATGACCATGGAAAATTCACGTTTGAAATCGTCCATCATATTGGCGTACTTTGTTTTGAAGTCGCCAAGCGTAAATAGTTCGATGCTGGCTGATTCAAAACATGGCGGCGCACTTTCCAGAAGGCAGAAGGCGAGGAACTCAAACGAATCTACATGATACAGTCCGTCATCTTCGCGATGACCGCTCTTGATGCGTATTTCCATCGATTCATCTGTAATGCCGTTTTCCTTGATGTGAGCATAGGCTTCCTGCCTCTTCCACACCAAAATATCTGCGCACAAATATTCGTGAACATCTCCGTTGTCTTCTGTCTTTTCAGCCCACCAAACATTTGCGCTCTCCGGCACAATACCGATGGGAGAAGTTACATTCACGAGCTTAATACTGTTGTCTTGCTTTACGATCTCAACATCGTGAGCTCCAATAGAATCCGTCTCGCGCTTATAGTTGCATACAACCGGACAGTTGAACATAGTGGGGATTGCCTCTTCGAACTCACGCTTGCCGATATACATCTTGTTGCGGTTCTCGCCGTGATAAGCGATCATCAACACGCCTTGGTCAAAAGATGAATTCAATTCCCTCAAGTTATTGATAGAAGAAGAAAACACTATACTACAGCTTTCATTCTGTCGATCTTCGTTCACTCGTCGTCACCTCCTTTCAGGCATAATAAAAGCGCCGTCCGTCGGCGCTTAGAAGGTCATCGTATCTGAAAGAACGCAGGGGCATTCGAAACCAAGATCAAACATAGTCTCCTCTCGGTTTTCAAAGACCCAGATGTGATTCTCAACATCCTCTTTCAGAAGAACATAGCCCTTCTTTTCAAGTAGCTTCTTGAACTTTTTGTCCATTACATAGATAAACTTCATAGTTACTCCTCATCTTCCTCTCTGGATTGCTCGCCAGCATCCGTCAGTTCGCCAATTTCGCTTTCGGGTCGCCCTGCGTCTCCACCAGACGCATCGCCGCTTTGAGTCGAAGAACTCTGCAATGGCTTGAACCTCTGTTTGATGCCAAGCACATCGTCCTCCAAGAAGTTCATGCAGTCCATTTCATCCTGCATCAGTCCCTGAGAGGCACAGTAATACGACACCATAGGCATACCAAACTGACAAGCCTTGAGATATGCATCTCCAACCTCTTTCCTATTAAAAGGGCTGCAGTCAAGGAATGTCACCTTAAAATATTTGCCGAATCCATGCCGGTGAATAAAGCGATTCACCATGCACTCGATGCTCTTGACAATGCTATATGTAAGCGCTTGGTCTGCTTTAATGGAAAGCAACAAAGCGTTTGATGAAGCCTTCTCGTTATTAAAGAGCAGGCTCGAAACGCCTGCAGCGGTAAACAGATTTTGTTCTGCCTCTGCGATTGTGTTTGATTCGCCGGCGTGCGTGCGTTCAAAACTGATTTTGCTGATGGGCATTGGGGACAATACCGTACCGATTTCTTCAGGTACTACAGCATCAAGATTTCTGTAAAAATCTTTAGCCTTTTCCAAGTCCATCTGCCAATCACCGTCATCATTGATACCGAGGGTCATGACCAGCATTGCGTAGTTTTCAAGCTCTGTCTTTGTCAGCTTGAGCTGCTTGTAGTCCTCAATATCATAGATTTCACGCAAAATACCAGCGAACGGGGGCATGGAGTAGTTCAGAATATCCTTATTGCACTTGATCGCAAAAGAATTGGGGGAGTCAAGCTCCTGCCAACGCATGCCCGTGCGATCCTTCTGATACAATTCGTATTTGGTTCTGAACTCCTCTGGATATAGAGGAAGATTGCCGGAATTCGCATTGAAATACGAAAAATCAAATGATACGTTCAAAACGTTATCTTCGATTACAGCGACCGTGCAATAGTCCGACGGCAGCTGTTGGATGATCGTACTATCTGAACTTTCCCAGATCGTGCCATAGAACGTGTCTTCTCGCAAGCACACCGTCAGAATACGCTCAAACTGATTCTTGATATCCATCGACGAGAGCAGGTTGAGCACGCGGCGATAGTTGCGACGTATCGTTGACTTGTTCGCAGTAGAGGTGTCGATCTTGTACGGCGACACGACATAAGTCAAATCCGACAGAGAAGCAAAATACTGGATAAGCCTCCGAAAATGAGAACTCGCGCCATACAAATACGTGACTGCTGCGCGCAGATTCTTTTCGTTGCTATAGGGGTTCTTGAGAAAGCTGGAAATCTCATCCTTAGTATATAGATAGAATGTTGGAGTAGTCCCGTTGCCGTTAAGGTCGCGCAATATCAACTTGTTGATTGCAGCAAACCTCTTCGGCAAACGCATCTCTCTACTAAAATCGCCAGAAACGCCGGTGACTCTCGATCTGACCTCCGCAAATTCTTGCACGTCTTCCAGCACTTCTTTAATCTTTTTATTAGCCTTGGCCATAATGCGTCAATCACCGCCTTTCTAACCATTTTCTCTTGGGCGCTCTAAAAATAAAAGCGTCATTGGTATTTTCTTTGTCTCGACCTGAATCTTTGCGCAAGTCCTTCTCCAACTGTGTTGCAACATAATAGTTATAACTCAAGCTGGAGTATCTATCTTTACGCGCTCCGCTTCGCTCAACCAGCTTAACAACACCGCCAGATTCTTCGTGGCGCAAGTTGATAAGTTCATTGATGAGAAGCGTAGTATTTATGTATGGCATCATGATCGCCATACGATCAGCGACGCTCAAGCTACCAAAGCCCCTGAGTCCACCCAGAGCCTCCTCGCCGTCGTATTCGGTTGCAAGCAGTCTGATCCTGCCCGTCCTGAATCCTTCTCGCAATAGCAATGCGCAGTCTGAATTAAAACGAGCTGAGCCCGTAATTGCCCATACAGCCTTAACTGCGCTCTTGCTGACGCAACGCGCCGCGAGATCCGGGTTATTGCAACATGACAATGCAGGATATACTTCTCCGCTGTCTGGATCTGAAAGATCTCTTGCTAAAACGTCATAAATACTCAAGCCGATATTTCTGGTATCCAGTACAATATAGTCGCAGTTGTATTCCTCGTAGAGCCTTCGGATGCGCAAAGCCTGCGCTTCGGTATGAAGTCCTTCATTAGTCTCGGTGTATACTATATTGTTGGCGTACCGTGATGCCTTGGTCGGCATAAGCTGATTGATAAAAATAGCCGTGGCGTCGTTCTTATGTTTTGTCGTAGCCATAAGCGCAATATCCGCAGACAGAATTCTCTTTTCTCCCGGCTGCTTTGGTGGTATGCGCAACTTGGTAGCACTTGGCAAACGACCAGATATAGCTTCCGGAAGCATAGGGAACTCTATGCGTCTATTCTTGGATATGGTGTCAAAACTAAAGAATGAGCCGTTAGAATCTCCATAGAAAATGGAATCCATTTCCATCGACCAGCTGATCTCATTGAAATCTGTTTCGAGCATTTGCTCAACAACGTCGTCCTCGATGAGAATATCCTCCACAATGCCAAGCTGATACGGGAAACCGCAGACAAAATTGTGTTTTGTTTCATCAAGCATGAATCTGCAGCTATCCTTTGCGCGCAGAAAAGACCAGTGATCTTTGTAGTACGCACTGGAGAAATACATCGTAACGTTGTGTTCCAAATACTCCTTCCTGCCTTTATACTCCGGCTTATCCAAATATTTGGGATGGCGCGGGCCAGACAGGAATTTACGTAGAATGGTATCGATAACCTCCTTCTTGACCATACGGAACTCGTCCACGATCAGGAGATTTGCACGGTTGCTTCGAGCAGAGTCGCTCGCTGTAACAACCTTGATATAAGAACCATTCTTGAATACAACCTTCGCATCCGTGTTATTGATACTGGTTGCTTTTTCATCAATTTCATTTGCAAGCTCTGGAGAGTTAGGTTTGAGCTCCATAAGTATCTTCTCCAAAACGTTGATACTCTGGCCTCGCGTACCAGACGCAATGCACACCTTTGTGCCGGGATACAAAATGCACCTCGCGCAGCAAAAGATTGCGCAGATAAAGGATTTGCCTATGCCTCGGAATCCGATAAATACGAATGTCGTACACAGGTTCATCATTACCAGCAGTAACATCTGGAACAATTTTAGGTTTACATGCAAAAAATCCATCGCAAAGCGATGGATATTGCTTCTGTAGTATGACGCCCATATACCAACGCCCTCAAGCACTTTGGCTTGGTGTTCGTTTCGGGCAGTCATGCTTAGATATGGATTGGATTGCGACTTCATTCGCTACCACCGCCGAAAATTTCATTGAATGCACCCTCGTCATCTTCATCGTCAAGATCCGGGCGCTCAACGCGGCGTTTCTCCATTTCCTCCTCATATAGCTTGCAGTATGTATTTTTGATTCCGAGCATCTTGCATAGATGCCCGAGGAACCACACGGAAATATAGCGAACCACGCCATCTACGTCTTGTAGTTCCGGGATCGGCTTTGGAATCGGGCGAGCATTCTCAAACATGCGAATCCCGACACCAAACGGAAGGTCGTCGAACGATTCATTCGCCGCGTCGCCCTTCTGCGCGTCCTTGATTAGCGTATTCAAGATATTGACAGTCGCAGCGTCAGACTTACCGGTCTGGGATACGCTGCGATTGATTGTCTCCTCAAGAATACAAATCTGCTTATATCTGGCCTCAGCGGTATTATCGAGTACACCCTCGATATTGCCAGTCCATCTTGCGTACCGCGCATCCAGCGCAAAATACATTTCAGATGGTAGACCAGAACCCCAGAATTCAATGGACTCCTGAGATGGCATCAGCTCGCACTGATCTGAATCCTCGTCGGGCATAGGCATTACAGGCAATACCACATTGCTTGCCATCGCCGCCTCTTCGTCAAGCGTATCGTCGTAGGTCTTGCCAACGTACTTATACAAATTCGTCTTGCTGATATAAGATCTGACGCGCGAAGCACTCGTATTTGCCTTACTCACCATGGCATATATATCTGGATGCCAATAGATATCGAGCTTCATGCATACTCTGCGCATCGCTTCTGCTTCACTTCCAAGCGCCTCCTTGTAATGGTTGAGTAGATCGTCTACGCAATGAGTACACATTGATAGATATCCACCGTTCTCGCGATACAACGGGCTTTGCGACGTAGGGAAGTTATTTCTTTGCCGTACATAAATGCGGCCACATCGCGTGCAGAGATACTTATCCAGCTTCTCCTTTGGCGGCGTTGCCTCTCCCGGTCGCGAGCTTGCCGCTTTAACCTTACTAACTTTCGGCACTCGAAACTCCCGGAATTACTCCCGGATAATGCCTTCCTTGACAGCTCTCTTCAGTAGCTTGCCAGGAGTAAACTTAGGAGCCTTGTGACCGGGAATGACAATACGCTCCTTCGTCTGCATGTCTACCGCTTCACGCGGCGCTGAATCGCGCACCGCAAAGGTGCCAAAGCCATAGAACTGGACAGATTCGCCCTCGACCATAACCTCCATCAGGGTATCGAGTACGTCATTTACGATGCACTCTGCGTCCTTCTTGGTATAACCTTTGGCGGCCATACGGGCGATAAAATCGGTTTTATTCAGCATTTTTGTTCCCTTTCTTTCCTATTATATTAGAGTTCCTGTAGCGATGTTTTCTGAGAAACACTGATGTCGCCGTTCTTGAAATAATTGGCGAACTGCTCCTCAGCATCGCAGTCGTTGTAGATTGCTACCATATCCAAACTCGACCACTGAGCCAGTTCCTTGATCACGGTCTCCGGTAAGCCAGCCCTGATCAGGCCAGTCGTCCAACAGTGTCTCAGGGAGTGCATATAAAAATCAACTCCCAAGAACCTTCCGAAGCTATTTGCCCAACTCGTTAAGGTAATTGGCTTAATATGTTCGTTTGGATTTCCCTTCATAGGGAATAACCATTCACTCTGAATCCCGTGCTCTTCTCGATATTTCATCCATAGGTCGAAATATGGCTTGAACTTCTTAGCCAATGTGTAGCAGTAAATTTGCTTGCCGTTGACGCCGCGCCCCTTTGTCTTGACCTTCTCACTGGTCTTGTACAGAGCGCCGTCACAGATCAGATTCTCGTCTTTGAAATAATCGACCTTGAATCTGGTCAGCTCGGCCTTGCGCCTGCCAGAGCAAACGGCAAGTGCAACCAGGCAAGCCTTATCAAATTGCTCCTTCTCTACCAAATGATTGAGCAATGAGTCAATCTGGTCGTCAGAAAGTACCGTCTTTTCACGCACTGGCTGAGCAACAGGACTCTCGACTTTATGTATGATGTTTCTGAAATTCGGGAATTCATCGTCAAGGATAGCCTCAATATAATTCGACATAGAAGATAGCGTTGCCTTTATACGCCGTACTCTGGCAGGGCTATTTCCATTCTCATTTACAAGCCACCCTTGAAAAGCAATAATGTCGCGCTTCGTCCAATCAACGAAGAACTTGTTGCGATTATGCTTCAAGCACCATACCATAGCGATCTGCAAATCATTAAGATATACAGCAATGGTCGTCTCGCTTTTCTGCGTTGATCGCAGGTATTCCATAAAATCAGAGATGAGCCTCGTGTTTTCCGGATTTACAGCAGCGAGAGACGCGCTATCCGTGATGCTATTCCGTTTAGTTTTACGTGGCATCAGCTCACCTCTCTGTTGTTTTAGTCTTTCTTTAGCTTAATATTATAGCTGCAGCGAACACCATCCGCGTCGCAGACGCATACCATCTGTTCCGGCTCACTGTATATTCGCTTGGAAACGCAATAATCGTCCATGCCAAGGAAGCTGCCGGCCATGATTGTCTGGATTCCCTGCACATTGTCAATGACATTGTGGTGCATATGTCCAAGCAAAACCGCGTACACGGGCTGTTTTGCCATCACCTGCAATGTTTGAATTTTTTGCGGAGTAGGCTCGTAATCACCATGAACGCCAACATAGTTCTTACCACGCACATCCATGATGTACATGGTTGCGTCGATCTTCTCGCCGTAACCTATGAGAACATTCTTAAATTCGCGCATTCTCGCAGACAGATACCATTCAACAAGATCGTCAAGGCGTTCCTGCATAACAGCGCATTCTTTTTGACCGATGCGAGAATGATTGCCGGCAACACTGACAAATCTGACCTCCGCGAAATGCTTGCTTAGTTCAGCCAAAAACTCAGCAATCAACTCAGACACACCTGTAATTTGTTCGATCAAATTCTCCTTGTTGGACACTGCGATCTGGTAATGAATGTTACCGCTGATCAGATCGCCATTCGCCCAAACAATACAGTTCTCTGAATTGTGAGTCTTGCCGATAGAGACGATTTTGTCAATGTAATTGCGCATCATTTTCGCGCAGATATTAGAATTGTACTTGCACCAATAATTATCTACCTGAGCACCAAAATGAATATCATTTAGGCTGACAAGCAAATCATTATCGGATTGAACAATGCTGTTCTGGGTATATTCAAGCGACGGCAATCCGCCATTCTGCACAGCTCGCGTAATAATATCGTTGAGTTCTTCCTGTCTGGCGCGCTCGCGCACCAGCTTATTAAACGCAACTCGCTGATCGTAAAAACGCTGACGCTCTTTCTGAAGCTCGATTTTCTTGAGATCGATTTCTCTCAGCAGGTCATCACCAGCAAGGTTTTGCTCCGCAGTCTTCTCCAGTAACTGCAGTGTGCGGTTACTGCCGTACATCATACGGCGCGCTACGTCGCTGCTGTATTCCTGACCATATACATAACTGGATAGTTCTGAATAGTCAATATCCGCAAGCGTCTTGTCAACCAACTTCCCATAAATCAGCCTGCGATGATAATCCAGTTCGGATTCATTTGGCTTGCGATTTAGCAAACCTGACACTCTTTCTTGCCGGGCACAGGCTTCTTGAGTAGTTCAAGAACGCTGTGGTTTTCCTCGACATAGTATTTGTTCACGGTTCTCTTGATCGCCACGCCGGGAAGTAGCTTGCGAACCAAACGAGCTTCATTTTTAGTAATCTGAATCATTTTTTATCCCCTTCGTTCAATAGTAAGATCGGGGAAGAACATCCTCCCCGATCGATCAGTCTTGATATGTATTACACCCGTTCGGTGTATTTATTGCTGATATAATTACCGTCAGCCAGCTTATACCAGCCGGTCGCGGTATCAACGCCAACAGCATCCAGCTTATTATTTCTTCGTACCACACGCACGATAGTTTTCTTGCTGTCTGTGCTTGGCTCAGTTCTCACATTGACGGATCCGCCAGTTACCTTAATCTGGAAGGTCTCCGGCTCTGCGCCAGCGGATTCGAAATCAGACAGGACATCCATCATCATAGCGTGGCTATTCTTGCCATACTTGCCATCAACTTCAAGATCATACTTCTCTTGAAACTTCTTGATCGCAAGCACAGTCTTTGATCCACACTCTCCATCGATACCATCTTTGTTATCGCCGTAGGTGCCCAGATCGTAGCCCAGCTTAACCAGCGCAGTCTGTAGCTCAACTACATCAGCGCCTTCAACACCTCGCTTGATAGTACGTTCACCGAGCTTATATACCTTGGCAGAACTGTTGGCGGAACTGTCTGGCGTCTTGGATTCCTCATCGTTATCATCAGCAACAGGAATGTTGACCACAGGAGAATCTTGCTGCTCAGGCGCCTTCACGCCATCATACTCAAGAACAGAATCTGGCATATATGCCCAGTCAGTCCAAGAGCGAGAAGCGACCTTGGTCTTAACAACGCCATAGTTAAACCCGCGAGCCTCGACGGCTTCGCCTTCGCCGATATACACACCGACATGGCCGGGAGAGAATAGCAGAATACCAGGTACTTCTGGTAATGTCGCAATCTTGCCGTGCTCCGCGCCCTTAGACTTGCACCAACTCAGCATGCCGTTAGCGCTCTTATCAGGGCAACCATTACCGCCATACTTGCTGGAGATAGACTTGCCGGTGCCAATAGCTTCTGCTACGCCAACACCGCCATTCGTCCAGAAAAAGCCCTTGATCATGCCGACGCAATCCATGCATACCAGCTTCTTGCTGATATCAGACTTATACCGCGACGTGCGAGAACTTCCGTAGTGAGAAGAATACTGCTTTGCCTTACGCTTCAAAAGCGAATCAGTGCAGTTGTAGACGCAAGTACCATACCAATACGGCATACCCACCATCGACAAACAAAAAGCTACCAGTTCAGATGCCTTAAACATCAAACCTCACCATCCTCGCCGCTCACTTCGTCGCTGATTTCAAACTCATTTGTAATTTCGGTGATGCCGGATTCGACGAACATATCCATTTCCTTAACGGCACTTTCAATGAAAGCATCAACCTCGTCATCGACGACATAGCCCTTCTTGATAAGCAGGCCAACAACATAATCCTTCTTGGCGCTGCGATCAATCACGCCGGTTTCACCCAGCTTTTCAGCCGCAAGAACAAATTTCTGCACAACGCTATACAGACGCTTTTCTTTCAGCCACGGGATTGCAGTTGTCCGAATCCACGGGATTACCAAGGAACCCATCACGACGCTAATGAGCGCAAAGATCAGCTTCAGCGCAGCCGACGCGATCTCTGTGTAGAATTCCATACCATCCACTCCTTCCTGTCAGTGCGCATAAATCGCGCGTTATTTTCTATACATATATGCAGGACTGACAGGATGCCCAAACGTGCGGAAAAATGCGGACGTTCGGGCATGGTCTAAATCAAACAAGTTCAAAAAATCTTTACGCTGCTGTCAATCTTCTGTCGGAAGTTGCTTGAATATTCATTTCCACAGCGCAAGTCTGGCAATACTTTTGCCGGTTAGATGTGCGCTTCACGATGACTCCGCAGTTCTGGCACTCCATGTAGTTTTCTCCAACCAGCTTCATGTATTGGTTGCCAAGATTGCGAAAATCAGTTACGAACACCTGTTCATCCGAACTGTCGTCTTCGACAATCTTTATATTCAGATTGATGTTGTCAATAATATTGCTATAACCTATGTATCCAGCCTGCCACAGATCGTTGATCATCAGCGACTGCCGGTTGGTCGTCACCGTAATGTTGGCGAGATTAAAAATATCTCTCGGCGCACGATTGACCCAGTTGCCGTTGCGCGGATTAACCGCGTTTCCATATTTGGCAAGGCACACCAGCGTAAACATCAACCTCTGTAGCAGACGCCCCTTCAGTTGTCCAATGGCTTCCATCTCGTTCTTGGTAATTGCAACGCCGGCAACATCGATCAGCGGGTACTTACCCGCATTGGCCGCACACTTACTGATTAGGGGGTGCCACTTGGGCATCCCGATAGACGAATCGCAGCGCATCACAAAGCTCTCCAACAGCCTTTCAATATCGTTGCGCTTGTACCCCATACTGTGATAATACTTAGCCATCCTCATCAATGTCTCGCCCGGCTTCTGGCCAAGGCTGTTGCTCTCGATCGCTGTCTCCACCCATGCCTTCTCGTTCAAAATAATCTCCGTCATATATACTCCTTTTGCGAACCATACGGAATCGCTGTCCTCCATATAAAATATCGCCGCAGTCATCCTGTACTGGATAAGAAATCATATAGTCGTTGCGTTTGAGTAGGTTCTCAACAATCTGCCCACCGCAAACATCCCACGCAAACTGCTGTGTACCAACCCGCTGATAGCAGATATCAATAACCAAATCGCAAAGCTGCTGGCTGTTACTGCATACTTTCAGGCATTCCTCCTGAAAGATTCTCTGAAGATTGCTCGCCCTCCAAGCTCGTTCCTCAAGCTCGGCGTCTCGTCCATTTTTAAGTGCTTGCACCTGCTCCATGAGTCGCTCATTATGTTGCTTATAGAGCTTGCTCACAGCCATATATTGATTGCGAGTATATTCCAGCCCGTTCTTCATAATGGCCGTATCGAAGGAGTTCCCGGAATAGTTGAGCTTCAGATACCCGTCAAATTCTTTCTCGAAGATCCGGCAGATCCTATTCATAACGCAATCATTCATGCCAACCGGCATTCTGCCCAAGTAATACCGAACAAAATCGCTCTGCTCTGCTGTGCGTTCATCTTCTGGGATGGCCATCAATTCCGCCACATCCATTCTGAATTCGCGCAGGCACTTCAGGCGCGTATTTTTGATATATGTATTGTACTGGCTCATAAGGGTCGGGTAGATGTACCTCATGAAGTACGGCTTCTTGTCTGCAATAATACGCAGGTTGAAATCCCGTGCCTGAACATCTTCGTCAGAATACTCTTCCGGCAACTTATTTGAATGCCGGTCATACCAACTTCGAGGCATAGGCTTGCAGATAATTCCCTTTGCTTTATCTCCTTTATACCCTCGGTTTCCCGATATTTATTAGGGGAGTAGACTATATCACCACCCGGCATAAAACCGGGGCACGGCACTTCCCGATCAGGAATTTCACCTGACAGGTACAGACCTCATCGTCTCTTAGAGACGGTACGTCTTAGTCGTTTGACCTTCCTACGCCTCACGGCATAGGCTTGGCACCGGATTAACATGTGTGTGTATCATATAAACGCCCATCGTCTACGGGCAATAATCGAGGATATGTAAGCAGGCGATGTACCATAGGCCGTGGCAAGCTCCGCTTTGGACACTCCATTTTCGGCAGCGGCGCGGATTGCAAGTATGTCGTCGGCGGTGAATTTTGCCCCATTCGGATTTGTGCGCTGTCTCTCTGAATAAGCCTTTCGCGCCTCATCGCTCCAGTGATATCCGCGACACCTATCTGACATTATGCGCCCATAGGCCGACCGTTCCTCGTCTGTCCAGCCTGCATATCGGGCTTTGCGTGATGCCGACATCTTGGCGCGAGTCTCTGCGCTCGCTTTCCTTCCGGTCATGTTCACCCGATTCTTTTCGCCTATCTTGCGCTTCGTTTCGTCTGATAGATGCTTGCCGAGGTTATATCCGCCGTCTCCGCCATCATGCAGATTATAGCTCATTGAGCGTTTGCGGTATTCAGCGATATACGCCATCTCCAGCTCGTTGAGGAGGCCGGCGTCGCTTACAGCCTCTATGACGGCAAACTCGAAATTAGCCTCGCCATACTTATTCCAGGCATTCTGCAGATATGGATTATCGTGCTTGCCGGATCTGAGCAGCGACCTGTGAGAATCCCATCTGTCACCGAAGTTCATTCCGGTTTTGCCGATATAACTCATGCCATTTACCTTATTCGTGATCCGATAGATACCGAAATCTTTATAGATATCTTTCAAAGTAGCACCCCCTTTCTATTATTTTTGATACACACATTTAGTCTCCCCGGTTAGCAGCGGGAACCCGCCACACCCGGCATTTGCCGGTTCACCGTGTTATTCGATACGCATTGCTGCGTAAAGGCACTAATTAAAATGCAATTTTGCTGGTAGAGCTGACCGCACTTGATTCTGTAGTCCAGAACCCTATACTCCTCGGAATCTGCCGGGAATTCTGCCTGCACGTCGAACATGGATGTAATCCAGTTGGTTGTGCGGCCGATGTCATCACCGAAGCTGGCAATGTTCGCACGGATCAAATCATCCTCGGAGACCTCGATTTTTGCGCCCTTGCGCTGCGCACAGAAGATTGTTGGCATATGGCGAATGTTATCCACCAGCACCCTGTTATCGGTCAGCATCACAAGATCGCCGTCTTTATCCGCGCCATTCAGAGCCTGAGAAGTTGTATCCCACGCATTGAGCAAGGTGCAGGTTGTCATATACTGATACCAATGCTCAACATCCACGCCTCTGGCGACCTCCATCTTGCGGATGTTGTTATGGCAAGTCATGGGCGCTCTAAAGCAAGCGACATGCGTTGCATCCGTAGCAGCCCAGTACCCGTTATAAATCTGGCCAGATTTCAGCAACCCCGTCACGGGCAAACCAAATATGTTCTGGCACAGAGCATAAGGATCGCCACACACAATCGAATAATTGCCGTGAACGCCAACTACGCCGATCTTTGCTCTCTTTATGCGATTCTCGATCTGGTGAAAAATCTTGCGCTTGATATAAGGATCGTCAAACATCTTAGGCTCAACCATCAGGGCAGACGCAATATGGTCAACATCCAAATTCACCACATCATCCTCCGCCAGATGAGTGCCCTTTAAGAAGATCAATGCCTGTCGATAGTCGCCGTCGATCACGCCACGAATCTCGTCTATCGTGGGCTGAATTAGTTCGCGAACCTGATCGTCATCGAGCGCGTAGCTCTGGATAAACTGGTAGTTTAGATTGCGACGACTCTCCAACGTCTTGGGGCATGTCTTCGTTACACCGAATGAATAGTGATTCTCCGCGCAGCAACGCAGGTAATGCTCTATGCTGTTGTAGCTATTCCACAGCTTTACCATAGAAGTTGTAAGAATCAGTTCAACGTTGGTCAGGTCAACCTCGTTACCCCAGGCGTCCTTAACAATGCGCGTATGAGCCACATTGTCCGCGAACTCCAGAAAGTCGAAACAGAACACCATGCCCTTCTCCCAAGAAAATCGCGTATTCATACCACTGGCCACATAGTCGAGATTCAACTCTTCTGACCAACGCTTGGCCAGAGAGGGGAGCATCAGTCCATAACCATCAGACTCGTCCAGCGTAATCTCGTAGTCTTTTATGTATTGCATTACGGGCTCGTCAACACCCTCGTCATTCAACATAATGATGTCCTCCTTGAAGGTCGTCTCGCAGTCTGGAACTACGAGAATGCCCCTCGGCATAGACACCGGTGTTGAGCCGCTACACGTCAGAGCTCGGTACGCTTCCAGCTTGGCGGGGATCTGCGGGATAGATGCGTCACGACCATTTTCGATGCGCTCACGGAGTTGATATACCAATCGCTCGCTAACGAACACGATCGTTTTGTTTTTTACGCCACCGTTCGTTCCTAGCAAGCGGGCGTAACGGATACCATTGATCTTGAAACCTCTGCAGGCTCTGCACAGATCCTTGTCTTTGTCAATCACGAGGTGCATGTAGTCCGGCTTAAACTGTACACGATCCAGCTCTTCGTACAACCTCTTGATCTCCCGACGGTTCTGTATGGATTGAGGTTGCTGCTTGATTGATCGAATATCGGATTTAATACGTGCCGCCTCAGCTTCTGTATCGCCAAGTCCGTTAAGCTCATCAATCCATCTCAACATCTGACTATCATTCAATGAAATAACTTCCTCATTTCTGCGTGCTTCAGGCAGAGGAAGAGTCAAGTCCCACTTTGCCTTTTTCAGGCGCGTACTGTTTATCTTAAAAATGTATCGCTGGGATACCTGTTGTTTCGCCATCCATTGGCCTCCTAACTGCTCTTATAAATTGATTGTAAAGATTAAAAAATATATGGCCGCTCATTCATACTGCGAAATGTATCTTGACCATTCGCGGTAGAACTCCTGGCGCCTTTCTTCTATGTACTGCTCAATCTGCTTGTCCGTCAGATCATCGCGCTCATCATTATAATATTCGCATGGTGTTTCGAATTCGCAATCGTCACGCCATAGACACATACCACATTTCTTACTATTGTTCATGCAGCCTCCATCATATCTGCCGGCATCGCATCGGACACCTGTTTGTATTCTAAATATTTGCGTTCTACATCGCGTATCCACGCGATCAGCAAGCTACGCATACGCTTGCTCGGAATGTAAATCCACACTTCTTCGCCGTCACGGATGGCGGATCGCCAGATCCACTGTACCATGGTGGACAGCGCGGCTTCGTCTTCTCGAACATCCACACCGTTACTCTGGAAATACCTTTTCTCTTCAGGCTTCATAAAAATATTTACACAGTACGCCAATGCCCGTTTATGGCGGAAAGCATTGGTGGCGCGTGAATTAAAGGCTAAATTGCTATTGTAATAGCCTTTCCCTCGCAATCCGCCTACAGCATCTTTGTACGAAGCCCACATACGGCATTCGGACGGTATATCACTGCAGATGTTCTTGAAGTAATTCTGCAGATGCTTTCGCATCTTATCTAGCTCGGGATCGCCAGAAGCTTTGCGGCGCTGAAACCATTTTACAGACAGCGCAGTCTTGTGATCACCTATGCTATTCAACCTAGCGTGATCAAGAATATGTATCTTATCTGACAACGTGCCTACGTATTCCGGAATATACCCGCCATCCTCAGCAAAGTAATATGTATTTTCGTCCGGATGCTCAATGCCAATATACTTGAACTCCATTCCGTGCATATCAAAGTAATACTTTAGCGTCTGTGCCGGAAAGAGGTAGGTTAGAACGTAAACGTCATCAAAGGCTTCAAAAAAGCCACGAGACATCATCCAGTAATATGTATCACCGTCTCTGCTCGTAATCACAAAGCTACCATTGCTGGCTAGATCAAATACGTCCTGAAAGCGATCGCCTTTGTATTCTGGGGTTTCTTCCGTGATAGCGTTCCCGCCATCCTCCTTAATCCAACCCATCTTATATGCGATATCGAGATCGTCTTTCTTTAGCTCAAATTCTTGAAACACATCAACGGCCTCGTCAACGACAAGCGTATAATGACCAGCCCGGATTAGATCCAGCACTTCCGGCTTGAAGTGCCTGAACATCTGGTGTGTGCTGGCAATGTTTCGCTGATCCTTGAGAAGCTGCACGACGTGGTTATACTTACTGAATCCATACTCAGACAGTTTATCACTCGGTTCAACAAACCGGAGCGAGGGGCAAGCGTTACGAATTCGGCTCGCCTCGTCCAGGAACGGCGTGATGTAGATAAACCGCTTATCCGGATTCTGATTCATATGGTTAATGATCGCGGTGCTCTTACCAGAGCCCATGATCGCGTCACATACCTTTATAGACATTCCATTCCTCCAACATGCTTTGGCGGGGTTAATATCACCAAAGTGGTTCTAAAATCAAAAAATCGATGCTCAAAAAGCCTGAAAAATCGGCACTTTTGAAAATCGTTCAGAAAAGAAAAGTCCAAACATTTCTTCGTAGTTATTGTTCCTAAAAAGCATTGTCTACAATGCCTCATAGGAGGGTTATATAATCTCTTCTGTGACCAGAAGAGGGATCATGATTGTAATGTGCTTCGCTTATATTCAATGTTCAATTTTCAAGGTTCGTGTCTATCTACTTACGCCATATTTGCTTCGCTCTCTCCGATAGAGCTGAATGTAGCGTAGCAGTTGCGACTGCCCAGATTAAGGCTGGTGTACGCTTCCTCGATCTCTTCCCGGGTGATACCAATGTAATCCAAAGTTTGAGTAGAAGAGGAGTGTCCGAAGATCTTCTGGAGCAGGAGCAGCTTGCGCGGGTCATTTCCGCTCATCACCATCTGATGGTAACCAAATGTCTTGCGGAGCGTGTGGGTAGCAACCTTACATTCCAGATGGAGGTCTTCGGCGATACCCTTGAGGATACGGTCAACCGACATTCTGGAAATAGGCTTGTTCTGATTACAGCCACGGTTGCTCTCACTGCGGAATAAGAAGTCGTCCAGCTTGCTCGGGGCGTGCTGTAGGTATAGGGTGACGGCTTCCATTACGGAATCGTTGATCGTGATGTAACGGTTCTTCTGAACCTTGCGGGTAGTCTTAGTTTTCTTCTCAAGAACCGGGAATGTGGTCTTGAAAGAGAAACTGTCATCGATCAGCTGACCAAACCTCAGTTGGATCAGATCGCTAACTCGCAAGCCGAAGTTAATGCCCAGAATGAAGAGCATATTATCTCGGTACCTCCGGTGTTCTACCAGGTAAGAAGAGATACGGTTGATATCGTCTACACTCTTGATAGGCTCTGACGTATGCTCTTCAGCAAGCTCAACGTCAACCTTCTCAGAAGCGGGTTGGATCATCGAAGCGGAAAGCTGACGGCGGGAGGCCATGACACGATTGATGTCGATGGACTGCTTCTGGTCAGTGGGCTGCTTCGTGAAATCGATGTAGAGGATCTCTGCCATGGTGTATCTCCTTTTCAAATGCTCTTATTCATTGATTGAGTATATTAGAATTATAGCATAAGATGACTGAAAAGTCAATAGAAATTGCAATAATTTTGAAATTTCTTTCAAGAACGCGATTTATCCGTATCTTCTTTTGATTGCTTAAATTGATGGATCTTTCGTGTTCATTAAATAGAAAGCATTTATTCGTACTCTCTGGGAAGAATAAGCAGTGAAATATGGTAGTCAACAATGCCTGGTGTGATGATGGTTTCTTGGGTACAAAATGGGTGTGGGAGGAGGATCAACTGAGGGGAAAAGTTCTGCGCGTGGGGGCTTGAAAATATGGAAATATGCCCCCATGTTACATAGTGCCGAATTGTAACATAGACATATTGACAACGTGGGCACATGGTCAAAACAAGCCCATTTCAGCAAAACAAAAAAACATTTCCTATTATGCATGGGCATGTGTGCATGGTCTGTCGATATTTTGCAATAATTTGAAATAAAGATTTAACAATTTCCTTCCCCTTTCCTGCCCATTTCCCCATTTTGATTGATTGACATTTCTTGCAAATTGGTTTATAATTTTCAATGTGGAAAACATCCACGGCGGCAGAAATGCCGTCAATATACTGGGCTTACGTTGTCCCATGCAAACAACGTATAGCCGCCCACGGCGGCAGGAAGGAAAAACCATGCGTTACATTATCATTATCACCACGGCAGACGGACGGCAGACCATTAACCACATTGACGCCCAGGACGCAAGAACTGCCCACGAACACGGCGCAGCTATCGCCCAGGACGCAAGCGCAACCATTCGCGTATACCCGGCAACGCAAGACGAACACGGCGCAACTATCGCGGCAGGCATAGCGCGTGGGGCTCTTATGGTTGCACGTAGGACGGCGGCGAACGCTGTACGCAGGACGGGCGGCAATGAAACGCAGTGCAGGATTGACAAGGAATTGACGGCGGCGAATGCACGTTGTCACGGCGCAGAAACGGCGGCGCGTATCATCGAAGTTATTTCTTCCTATTCTGCCGACACACAAGACTTTTTCGGTTATGCGGCGCAGGGAATAACGGACGGAATCGCGGCAGGTCTGGACATTGCAGAACAATACCACGGCGCATTTATCGCGCTGAATAAATTCGTGCATTCTCAGCGCAGTGCAACCGAACATGAATTATCTACTGAATTTATCATCGACGGCGGCGGCGATATTGTAGCCATTAACACGGCCATTTCTACCATTATTCGCGGCGGCGATAAATGGACGCCCACGGACGGCGGCGGCATGGACGCAGAAACGGCGGCGCGTCTGGGCGCAGCTATCGCGGCGGCAATGCGGACGGTAACGCCCACGCAGCGCAAGATTGCAGAATTGACCGGGCGCGGATATTCCCAG